GTCTATTCCTCAAAACGTAGCATTAAAGGGAATGAATGATTTTCAAGTTTTGGGTTCGGCAATTACTTATTTAAGGCGTTATGCTTTGTCAAGTGCTTTAGGATTAGTTACGGACAAAGACACCGACGCTGGAGGAGAACAAACAAAAAAAGAAGAAAAAAAGCCATTAATTGATAATAAACGTTTTGAAAAAGCTTTACAAGCTATAGTTGATGGAGGTTATAGTATTGAAGAATTAAAATTGAATTTTAATTTAACTGATTTACAATTAAAAGCTATTGAATTATGAATGATATTATAAAAATTAGATGTTCTGCTATTGGTAGAATAATGACGAGTTCTAAAACAAAAGGAGAACAATTATCAAAAACTACAAAAAGTTACATACAAGAATTAGCTTTGGAAAATAAATATGGTGTTTTAAAGGAGTTTAGTTCTAAATACACAGATAAAGGTAATGAAGTAGAAAATGAATCTATAGCGCTTACGATGGATGTTTTAAATTTAGGATTTATTTATAAAAATGAAGATCATTATAGTAATGAATGGATAAAAGGTACTCCAGATGTATGCAATGATGAAGTATTGTTAGATGTTAAAAGCAGTTGGGATGCTACAACGTTTCCATTTTTTGCCAATGATGTGCCAAATAAAGATTACTATTATCAATTACAAGGTTATATGTGGCTAACGGATAAACAAACTTCATTGCTATGTTATTGTTTAATAAATACACCATTACAAATAGTTGAAGATGAGGTTAGAAGAGAACATTGGAAACAATATGCTATAGACGAAAGAAAAGAAATAAGAGATTTTGTTGAAGCAAAACATAATTTTAATCATATACCAAAAGAAAAAAAGGTAAAGGTATTTGAAATAGAAAGAGACGAAGACACAATAAATGAAATTAAAGAAAAGGTAAAATTGTGTAGAGAATATTATAACCAAATAATAGAAATAATATAAATTAAATAGTAATTAATTAAAAACAAATAAAAATGAAAGTAACAGGCAAGATCCACTTTGTTGGAGAAATTAGAACAGTAAGTGACAAGTTTAAATCAAAGGATATCGTTTTATTGACAGACGAAACATATCCACAGTACATAACAATTCAGTTAACACAAGGCAAAACTGAATTAATAAGCCAAAACAACATAGGCGAACAAGTAGAAGTTAGTATTAATTTACGAGGTCGTAAATGGGAAAGTCCAACAGGAGAAATTAAGTATTTCAATACTATCGAAGGTTGGCAAATTAACGTTGCTGCTAATGAAACTTTTAACGCTGAAAAATTCGCGAATAAAGAAGCGGACAAAATGTTTAGAAAAGATATTGTTCAAGAATTAGAAGACGAACAAGACGATTTACCTTTTTGATATGAAAGCAACATAAATTTAGAAACATGTATATAGACGATAACAATTTACGTTCTCATTTAATAAAACTATTGAAAACAAAAACACGCAATCAAATTGTAAAAGAAATTCATAATCATGGATTAAAAATGCATCAATATAGCATAGACAAATTTTTACAAGGAAAACCTGTCAGTTTAGAAACGGTAAAAAAGATTGATAACTACGTTTATCGAAATGATAAACTCCCTTATAATTATTAAGTGTGGTTTTTATTAACAATAAATTGTTTAAAAAATAATCAATTGTTTGATTAAAATTTAATTATATATTTACAAAGTGGAATGGATAAATAAAGTAGTAAAACATCATAAAGAATGGGTTAAGATAGTTAACTCGTTTGGCGAATATTTCTTTGCTGAAGATATAGTGCAGGAAACTTATTTAATGCTTTTAAAATGGAGCAGCGAAGAAAAACTATTTACCAAAGGAAACTTAAATAAAGGTTATGTTTGGCTTGCGCTTAAAAATACTTTTTTAATGAGTATAAGAAACGAAAACAAAATTCAAAAGGTTAATATTGAAAGCATAGTAATGCTTCAACAGGAACAAAATAATGAATTAAAACATGAATCGTATTCAAGGTTGCTTACTATATTAGATGACGAAGTTTCTAATTGGCATTGGTATGATCAAAAACTATTTAAACTATATAAGGACAGTGATTTGTCAATGCGCGAAATAAGTAAAGAAACAAATATATCGGTTACATCTATATTTAATACTATTAAAAATTGCAAAACTAGAATAAACGAATCAGTAGGAGAAACTTACGAAGATTATATAAATGAAGATTATGAACTAATAAAATGAAAATAGAAAAAAGTATTTTAAAGGAAATGATTTTATTTACTAAATTTAATTCTAAACAATTAAAGCAACTTAATTTTAAGTTTTGGTTGTCTTGTGAATATAAAGAATTTCCAAAAACATTTTTAGGATTAAAAATAATTAAAACAAACATACTAAAAGACGAAACAATATTATTAGGAACGGAAGAACAATTTATTAAATATAACTTATAATTATGGCAAAGAAAAAACTAACTAAAATTGACATTGAAGAAAACACAATTATCGAACCTACTGGATTAGGCGACACTATCGAAATTGTTTTAGAAAAAACGGGAATCGCAAAAGTAGCTAAATGGTTATTAGGCGAAGATTGTGGTTGCGATAAACGAAAGGAAAAACTTAATAAATTATTTTCTTATCATAGACCAAAATGTCTAACAGAAGAAGAATTTAATTATTTAAACGAAAGTAATGTTTTAGATCAAGGAACTTTTAAACCAAGTGAACAAATAGATGTGCTAAATATTTATAATAGAGTATTTAGCCAAAACAAAAAACCAGGATCATGTGCTAGTTGTTTTCGCGAAGTAGTCAATAGCTTAAATTTAGTAATAAAAGAATATAAAGAAGAAAAAGATGTCTAAAGTAGGAAGACCAAGAAACGTAGAAACACCTGATGAAATGTACGTATTATTTAATTTATACAAAACATTTATATATGAGAACCCAAGAAATAAGTACATCATAAATCAACGCACAGGCGAATTAATGATAGAACCACTAAGAGTGCCTTTAACCTTAGAAGGTTTTGAAGTATTTATTTATAAAAAATTTGGTTATTATATTGAACAATATTTTAAGAATATAAATAAAGCTTATGATGAATTTTTACCTATCTGTACGCACATACGCAAAGAGATCAGACAAGATCAAATTGAAGGTGGCATGGTTGGTCAATACAATCCATCAATTACACAGCGCTTAAACAATCTTGCTGAAAGAACTGAAACAACACACATAGAACAACCTTTATTTCCAGATGTTAGTACGGACGACAGCGATTAATAAAATATTAGCTTTAAAAAAGCGAGTTAAAATAATTCAAGGCGGAACATCTGCTGGAAAAACTTTTGGCATACTTCCTATATTAATAGATAAAGCAACTAAAACATCTAACTTAGAAATAAGTGTTGTATCTGAATCAATACCGCATTTAAGAAGAGGAGCTTTAAAAGATTTTTTAAAAGTAATGAGATGGAGCAATAGATATATTGATGATTCTTTCAATAAGTCTTTCCTTAAATATCAATTTTCTAATGGTAGTTATATAGAATTTTTTAGTGCAGATGATCCAAGCAAATTAAGAGGGGCAAGGCGTGACATTTTATACATTAATGAGTGCAACAACATTGAGTTTGAAGCATACAACGAACTATCAATTAGAACAAAGAAAGAAGTGTATTTAGATTTTAATCCTGCAAATGAGTTTTGGGTACACACTGAACTAAAAAACGAAGATGATACTGATTTTGTAATATTAACTTATAAAGACAACGAAGCACTTGATCAACGAATAATTAATGAAATAGAAAAGAATCGCTCTAAAGCAACTACAAGTAGTTATTGGGCTAACTGGTGGCGAGTCTATGGATTAGGAGAAGTAGGAATGCTAGAAGGTGTTGTGTTTACAAATTGGAAAATTATTAATAACATACCTAATGAAGCAAAGCTAATTGGTTATGGATTAGATTTTGGTTTTACTAATGATCCAACTGCGATAATAGAAATATATAATTACAATGATCAAAGAATAGTAAACGAAATTTGTTTTCAAACAGGATTAGTTAATACTGAAATAGCAAAGAAGCTTCAAAAAAACGTAATAGCTTATGCTGATAGTAGTGAGCCAAAATCAATAGAAGAAATAAGAAGAACTGGACAACAAATTAAAGGTGTTACAAAAGGCAAAGACTCAATAAATTTTGGCATACAAATTATGCAATCACAAAAATACTTGGTCACATCAAATAGTACTAATTTAATAAAAGAATTAAGAGCATATTGTTGGGATAAAGATAAAACAGGAAAGCAATTAAATAAACCAATAGACAATTATAATCATGCTATTGATGCTTTACGTTACCACGAAATGGAATCGTTAGGCAAAAGTTCTAACTTTGGTAAGTACTCAATTAAATGACACAAGAAATTACATTAGAAGAAATGACAGCAGTAGTAGAAGATTATATCTATGAACGTAAAGGAAAACGAGTTAAAATAGTATTTAATAATTTAATGATGTTTCACAGGCATTTTCAATTACTATCAAGAGCATACGATATAGCATTAGCATATAACATTAAACAAAAATCTTAATTATAATAATATGAAGTTAGAATTAAATGTGCCAACTACTTTAAATGATATTACTTTATCTAAATATCAAGAATTTTTAAAGACTAAAATAGGCACAAATGACGACACTATGTTAGCGGAAAAAATGATTCAAATTTTTTGTGACGTTAAACTTAAAGAAATAGTTAACATAAAACTTACAGACGTTCAAAAATTAGTTTTACACTTTAATGAGTTATTTTCAACAACACCAAAATTTAAACAAACATTTAAAATAAAAGATATTGAATTTGGATTTATTACAGATCTTGAAAATATAAGTTTTGGTGAATACGTAGATCTTGAAGAAAACTTAAAAAGTTGGGAGACTTATCATAAAGCAATGGCAGTAATGTATAGGCCAATTAAGCTAAAATACAAAAACACTTACGAATTATATGAATACACAGGAACAAGTGAATATTCAGATATAATGAAGTTTGCGCCACTTGATGTTGTATTAAGCTCTTCAGTTTTTTTTTGGAATTTAGGAAACGAATTACTACAAGTTACACTATCTTATTTGGAGAAGGAAATAAAGAAGAATCCGAAAATCACGGAAACTTTAGCGAAGCAACACAATTTTCCAAACAATGGGGATGGTATCAGTCAATATATGCACTCGCTCAAGGCGATGTCACAAAATTTGACGATGTTACCAGAATGGGACTACTTAAATGTTTAACATATTTAACATTTGAAAAACAAAAGAACGAAATAGAACAAAGACAACTTAAAAAGTATTTAAAATGAATGGATTTTACACAGCGATAGACAAACTTAAAGCGCACTTTGACGCAGACGCATTGGTTAATTCAGTAAGCGAAGGAGACATTTTCCAAGTTGATTTAGCTAAACAAACTATTTTTCCACTTGTTCATATAATGGTCAATTCGTGTACATTTGAAGTAAACGTTTTGCGCTTTAATATTTCTTTAATTGCAATGGACATAGTTGATATTTCAAAGAACGAAAATACAGATGTTTATTTAGGCAATGACAATACGCAAGACGCTTTAAATTCAACATTAGCAATATTAAACCGAGCATACGACATTATGTTGCATGGATCTTTAGCTTATGATTTATACCAAATAGATGGCAATCCAACTTGTGAGCCTTTTACAGAACGATTTGAAAATCTTTTATCTGGTTGGACAATGACTTTTAGTGTATTAATTGCAAATGACATGACAATTTGTTAATATGGATAAAAGCGAACAATTAAAATCATTAGAAAAATTTAGAGATTATGTTATTCAACAAGCAAGAACAAAATTAACACAGCTTAAAAAAAATAATACAAAAACTTTATATGAATCAATAAATGCTGAAACAAAAGTAATGCCTAATTCCATACGTGTTTATTTTAACATGTCAGATTATGGATTTTTTCAAGATCAAGGAGTAAAAGGAGTTGGCGGTACAAGATCAACAACAAGTAAATTTAAAAGTACTAATAACAAAGGGAAAATGTGGAGACAAAAAGCTCCAAATAGTCCGTTTAGTTTTAAAGAAGGTGTAAAACCAAGCGTAAAACATTTTAAAGAATGGAGTGCAAAAAAAGGTTTAAATGCATACGCAGTTCGTGAAAGTGTATATAGACAAGGAATAGCGCCAAGTTTATTTTTTACTACGCCATTTGAAAAAGCATTTAAGAATTTACCAGATGATTTAATAAAAGCTTATGGCTTAGAAGCCGAAGAAACATTTGACACAATAATGAAAGAAAACTTTAAAAATAATTAAAAATGGCATTACCTTCTCAAGATCACATATTTGTTCGAAGTCCGTTTATTATCGAAGTTGATGATCCAACACAAACTGGTTCAAAAGTTGAAATATTTATTTACAAGGCGAACGCCTTACCACCCGCAACACCGACTTACACGTTAAGCAAATTAATTCCAGCTTCAAACAACACGGTTACGCTTTACAATTTAAGCCCGTATATAAGGGAAAACATAACGCATCCAACAAGTCCAGATAATGCAAGCACAAATTTGCAATTAACGCCTTACGAAGAATATACTTTAGTTGATGTTTATACTTACAATCTAATTGGCGGTAATTACGTAGCGCAATTTAACGCAACTTACCGAGCGTTTGACGGCTTCGGTTATTATGAAACGGGAATTAACCCCGACTATTCTTTTGGACAAGCGGTTGTTTTAGCAGAGCAAATGCATTACAATTATTATTATGATCCTGCATACCCGACAACTGCTGAAAGTTTAGCGGGAACAATTACGGCTTACTTACCCGTTAATTTTATTGTTGAATATACGGGGTTACAAACTGGAACAATATTTACTTATTCAGCGACAAGCTCAAGGGTATTTGATTTTTTTAGAGTTCCGCCATCAATGATTTCTGAAGGTGCAAAAGTTAAATTTTCAACCGCTCCAACACCTTTTGCGATTACTTTTTGGACTGGATATTTTAGACCCGTTGAAGAATGTAAATACGAACCAATAGTTTTGGACTTTATAAATAAATACGGAGGTTGGCAACGCGAAACTTTTTTTAAAGCAAGTTATGAAAATTTAGAAGTTCAATCGACTCCTTATAATTTTATGATGACTATAGACGCTTTAACGTACGATGTTAAAGAAGGACAAAAACAAATATTTAATAATAATGGAAGTATAAAAATAAAAGTTAATTCTGGTTGGGTTGACGAAAAATTTTCAGAGAACTTACAACAACTTTTATTAAGCGAGCGAGTATTATGGATAAAAGACAATACAAAATTACCTATTAGAATAAATACAAAAAGTATTAACAAAGAAAAGAATATAAATAATAAAAAGATAAATTATTCTTTAGATTTTGAAATGGCGTTTGATGTAATAAATAATGTAATTTAATGAAAAGGGAAGTAAGGGTATTTATTGAAGGGCAACAAATAGATTTATTCAACGACGAAACAATTGAAGTAAATTCAAGCGTTCAAAACATTGCGGATATTTCTAAAACAAGTACGGACTTTTCCCAAGCGTTTACAATTCCCGCAACAACACGAAACAACGCAATATTCCAACACTTTTATCAATCGGACGTTGACGGCACTTATAATTTTCAAGAACGAAAAGACGGATATATTGAAATAGATATGACAACGTTTAGACGTGGACGGATTCAGTTAGAAAAGTCAAACGTAAAGAACGGGCAAGTTGAGAATTACACGATTGCTTTTTACGGCGAATTAACGAGCTTAAAAGATTTATTTGGCGAAGACAAACTAAGCGATATAGATTACCCCGGCTATGAACAATCAGTTGACTTAGCACAAATTAAAGCGGTAATTGAAGGTCTTGTTTCTTTTGGGGACATAGCTTACCCGTTAATAAGTTCCGCAGAATTTTGGCAATACAATACACAAGGCGCAAACGGAACAACTCCGTCTTGGTTTGTCCCAACTCCCGCAAGTCAAATAGACACACCAGCGGGAGCAATTGACACAAGCGAATTATTTCCCGCATTAAGATTAAGCGCAATTATTTCATTAATAGAATTGCATTATGGAATAACTTTTAATAGTAATTTCTTTTCTACGGACAATTTTAGGAGGGCTTATTTGTGGTATAAAAACAGAAATGTATTTGTTACGATGTCAACACCGCAAACCTTAGACATTACGGGTTTTTTAGGGCAAACGGGAACTTTTCCAAATGCAGTTCCTATGCAAAATTTTGTTGATTTAGGAAACAATACTATTTTAATTCAAGCAACCTCAAACGCTGGAAATGGAGGGGGACTTACGGTAAAATTAGCGCTAACGTCTCCGCCAACTTTAATTGATTATTTTGTTGACGTTTATTGTAATGGTAATTTAATACAATCAATAGAAGGAGACGGGAATGGATTTCAATTTAGTATTGTAAATGAACCCGACGTTTTAGGGTTAAACAATACGTATTTTTTCCAAGTTAGAGCTCAAAGCGCAATTATATTAGATTTTGATTTTTATTTTTATTACTATTCAACTTTTAATCTTACTATACAATCAACTGCAACTTTTAGCATAGGTACACAAGTTCACACCGCAACAACTAATTTAAAAAGAAACGCTCCCGACTTAAAAATTTCAGATTTCTTTTCGGGGTTGCTAAAAGAATTTAATTTAACGGTTACTGGTACGGACACACCCAACACTTTTTTAGTTGAGACTTTAAATTATTGGTATGCTTCGGGAAATGTTTTTGACATAACAACGTTCACGGATTCAACAAGCATAGATATTGAACGTGTAAAACTTTACAAGAAAATTTCTTTTAGGTATCAACCGAGCGAAAGCATTACGAATAAATATTATTTACAAACTGGTTTAAAAGAATACGGAAACACGGAGCAATCTTACCCATATGATGGTGGCGAATTAAATATTGACGTTCCATTTGAAAACTTAATGTTTAGTAAATACACGGGAACAAATTTACAAGTTGGTTTTGCTATTAATAGCGCTTTAGCTCCGTACATACCAAAACCTTGTATTTTATATTATGGACAAGATGTCGTTGCAACAAATCCAATTTATATAAAAGACTCAACAGGATCACAAATTTGCAACTCTGTTCAAATATTCGGACAAGACACAAACGTTGCGGGCGTAGATTACTCATTAAACTTTTCGCCAGAAACATCAACATATTTAGGAATACCGATTCAACAAAGTTTGTTCGCCACTTATTACTTTGATTATTTAGCGAATTTGTTTAATCCTAAAAACAGATTAACAAACGTTAAAGCTATATTGCCTATTTCAATTTTAACATCGTTAAAACTAAACGATAGGCTTATCATAAGAGATAAAAGATACATTATAAACGATTTTAAAACAAATCTAACAACAGGCGAAACAACTTTTAATTTATTAAATGATTTTATACCAATTCTTCCAGATCAAGAAGAAGGCGGAATAATTACAGAAGACGACATACAAATGCAAACTGAAGATAGTATTAATTTAATTATAGAATAAAATGGCAATCAAGTTTAGTGAAATGGAAGATAAAACGACCGCTTTAGATTATGAAGATTTAGCGTGTGTTTCCGAGTTTGACGCAATGCGTGAAATTTATACAACAAAGAAAATAAAAGGGTATCTAATAAGAGACGGAGTTTTTAACGGCAATGTTACGGGTTCGTTCTACGATACGCAAACGCAAACGACTTTAGCGAATACGCCAACGCCTATGCGAATAAGAAATAATGCTTTAGCAAATGATTGTTCAATTGTAGATTTTACCAAAATAACAACTAATCAAACGGGAGTATTTAACGTTCAGTTTTCCGCTCAACTTTATAGAACTGCGGGAGGAACAAACGCACACGTAGATATTTGGTTTGCTTTGAACGGGGTTAATATAGACAACTCAAACACAAAAATAACAATTGCGAATAATTCGCATTATTTAGTGGCTTCGTGGAATTTTGTTTTAGCTATGAGCGAAAACGATTACGTCGAAATTATGTGGATGCCGTCCGTTAGTACAATACAATTACAAATGGAAGCGGAACAAGTAGACCATCCAGCAACACCATCAGTAATAGCAACTTTTAATAGAATAGGATAATGATACAATTAATAATTCAACTTTTACAGATAAACGAGTTTTATGCTGAAAGCGAAAATATAGAAATAGCAAAAGGAAAATACAATTTAGCCATAACAATAAAACAAGGTTGGAAAAAAGCAAAGCGTGAAATAATGCAAAATAAAAAGAAAAATGTCTGAAAAAAGAACCATTGAACTTGAGGTTAAAGAACAAGGACTTGAACAAGTAACTGAAAAAACAAGAACACTTAAGCAACAACTTAAGGAAATGAAGGAGCAACTTGCGACAATGGACGAGGGTTCTCAAGGTTTTAAGGAGTTAGTAGCCGAAGCGGGAAAATTACAAGATAAAATTGGCGATTTAAATCAACAAGTTAAGAACTTTTCTTCTGATACTGGAAAAGTAGACGTTGCTTTAGGTGGTTTAAATGCAGTTTCAAGTGGATTTGATGGAGTTAGCGGAGCAATGCAAATAGCAGGTATTGAAGGAGTAGCGCTTCAAAAAGCTATTACAAAAGTTCAAGGCGCTATGCAATTAGCAAATGGAGTTCAACAAGTTCAAATTGCGTTACAAAAGGAAAGCGCATTAATGAAAGGAGTTGATGCCGTAAAAACAACGGCATTAAGCGTAGCAACGGGAGTATATACCGCGGTTGTTGGAGCTTCAACGGCTGGAATGAAGTTGTTTAGGCTTGCAATGATTGGAACTGGAATAGGCGCTTTAGTTCTTGGTGTTGGTTTATTAATTGCAAATTTTGAAGCGTTAATGCAACCCTTACAATTTATTATACAAGGGTTAAAAGATTTTGGCGATTTTCTTGGGGTAACTGATAATAAAGGAGCGGACAACGCGGAAAAAGCAAAAAAACGTTCTGAATCGACTATTAATCAAATTAAAAAAGAAGCAGAAGCAAGAAGTAAAAACTTTGAAAACAAAAATAGAATTTTTACAAAAGAAGACGATGCAATGGGGCGACAAATTGCCTTAATGAAGTCACAAGGTAAGGATACAACTAACTTAGAACGGGCAAGAATAAAAGCGTCAATTGCTTATCAAAAAGGACTTGTTAACGAAACTTATGGAATTGAACAACAATTAAAAGCAAAAAATTTATTAATTGTTGCAGAGCTTCGGGCAAGTGCTGAAAGGACTGGAGATTATGCCGCTTGGAATAAGTTCGAAAAAGAAATGGCGGAACAAAGGTCTGCCAATCTAAAATTAAATCAAGACGCAGTTAAAGCGTTAAAAGATTCTGAAAATGAATTAGCAATATTTGACCAAGAACAAATAAATAAAAAAAGACAAGCCTCGATTGACGCACAAAAAGAAGCCAAAAGTAATTCTGAAAGTCGAAAAAAAGAAGTTGTCGAAGTTATAGATATTAAAAATCAAATTGAAGACGCAAAATTAAAAGCATTATCGGACGGACAAGAAAAAGAACTTGAATTAATTAGAGTTCAATACGAGCGTAAAAAAATAGATTTAGAAAAGCAAGTTAAAGAAGGCAAGGTAAAAAAGAAACAAGCCGACGAATTAATTAAACAAGATGTAATTTTACAAGAACAAGACCAACAAAAAATCCGTGACAAATACACTCAAGAACGAATTAAAAAAGAGGACGAAGATTGGTTGAAACAACAAGAAATTGATTTAAGTAAACAAGACTATGAAAAATTAGTTTTAATGCAAAAATTTGACGCTGAAAGTTTACTGGCAACGGATATTGAAAAACTAACTACGGAACATCAAGAAGCATTAAAAGCAATTGACGCAAAATATGAAGCCGAAGCCGAAGCAATTAAAGAAGCTCAACGACAAAAACAACTTGAAGCGATAAAGAATTATAATCTAATTGTTTTAAGCGAAGAAGAATTAGCACGACAAGCGATAGACCAAAAAGCGGTTTTGGATTTAGAAAAACTTACAAGCGATTTTGATTTAAAATTATTAACTCAAGAACAATATGAAACGGCTAAAATAGCATTAACCGAAAAAACGAATATAGAAATTGCAAAGTTAGACGAAGACGCAAAAAATAAAAAACAAGAATTATTAAACAAACAATTAGACGCAGTTAAAGGCAGTTTAACATCTATTGCAAACATAGCCGAACTATTTGCGGGTAAAAGTAAAGCAAGTCAAAAAAGGGCGTTTAATATTCAAAAGGCTTCTAATATAGCAAGCGCAACAATTGACACGTTTGTAAGCGCTCAAAGTGCTTATAAGTCGGTTATAGGTGTTCCCGTTGTCGGACCAGTGTTAGCGCCTTTAGCAAGTGCGGGTGCAATCGCAATGGGTTTAATGAATATCAAGAAAATCAAAGAATCACAATTTGAAGGAGGAGCAGAACCAAGCGCAAGTAGTGGCGGTGGTGGTGGTGTTGGCGGTGCGGTACAAGCGCCACAATTTAACGTTGTAGGGAATAACGGAATGAATCAATTAGCGCAGTTACAACAAAAACCCGTACAAGCGTATGTAGTAAGTTCCGAAATGACAAGCGCACAAGCACTCGAAAGAAATAGAATAAATAATGCAACAATTTAAAAATACTTTAATTATAATAATATGCGAATAGTAGAATTAATTATAGACGAAAAAGACGAGCAAAGCGGAATAGACGCAATAAGCGTTGTAATGTCACCCGCAATAGAAGAAAACTTTATTCACTTGTCAAAACACGAAATTCTTTTAAAAGAAGTTGACGCAGAAAAGAGAATCTTAATGGGACCAGCTTTAGTTCCCGACAAACAAATTTACCGCAAAAACGACAAGACAAAAGACGAATATTATATTTATTTTTCAAAGGCAACTATACGAAAAGCAAGTGAGTTGTTTTTAATGAACGCAAACCAAAATAATTCAACGTTAGAACATAGCCAAAAGTTAAAAGG